CCGATTCAGAATGTTCTAGGTATTCAGACGTCCGGTGCCCTGATCCCAATCAGTTGATCCATCATCACCGACGGATGCGCGCACCCTGCCTCGCCAACGATGCGAGCAGGTACACCGGCCACAGTCGTTTTCGGCGGCACATCCTCCAGCACGACTGATCCTGCTGCGATCCTAGAGCATTGCCCGATTGTAATATTTCCAAGAACTTTCGCGCCTGCACCTATCAAAACGCCATCACCGATCTTGGGATGCCGGTCATCGTCTTCCTTGCCGGTTCCACCAAGCGTAACAGAATGCAGCATCGACACGTTGTCACCCACCACAGCCGTCTCGCCGATGACGATCGAATGTGCATGATCGATCATGATGCCACGCCCAATGCGAGCGCCAGGATGAATATCCACGCCGAATAACTCGCTGACACGCATCTGAACGAAATACGAAAGATCCTTGCGCCCCTGCCGCCAAAGCCAGCTTCCGATCCGGCTGGCCTGTATTGCCTTGAAGCCTTTGAAAAACATCATCGGCTGAAGGAATCGATCACAGGCCGGATCGCGTTCGAACGTGGCCACGATGTCGGCGCGCGCGGCCGTCGCAATAGCCGGATCACTGGTCAACGCTTCATCGGCCAATCCGCGAAGGATCTGTTCGCTCATTTCGCCGGATGCGAGTTTCTGCGCGAAACGATAAGCCAAAGCCATCTCGATCGTCGGATGGTGCAGGATCGAAGAATGGATCAACCCCGCTAAGACAGGTTCGTCACGAATGGCATTCTGCGCTTCCTCTGTGATCCGATCCCAGACGGGATCGATCGCATGCACGTGTCTGTTCGCCAAGGTCATGTCGCCGCGCTCCGCGTTATTATCTATTTGATATAGGGTAAATCAGGGCGGTCTTCAAACGCGACATCAAGATATCGTCAAGGTTGCAAATGTGCCAGGGCCTACATCCTCGGAAATTTGCGCGACGGCGATGGTCGCGCCTTCCGCCATCAGTTGCGCGCGTTCCGGGATCGACGCACCCAAAAGGATGGCTGAACCACTGGTCGCCGTTTCCGAAAGTATCGTTCCATCTTCCCGCAATACCCTCACGATATAAGATTCCCTGGCCTCCCCCAACGGGACGTCCGCCACGTCCCAGCCGTCCCCTCCAAGGCGCGAGCGGCGAATCCAGCCGACTGCTAGACCATCGCTGTTCCACCGTGCTGTCAGATGCACAGGCGCATAGGGCCGCAGCCCCTCTCCGAAAACGGTTAAGGCTTCATATTCGAAGGCGGCATTGTCGAAACTCAGGTTTGCAGGCCCGGTGCGATAATGTCGCTCAAGTCCGAGAGATCCCTTTGCCAACTCCAGTTGCGGCAAACCACTTTGCAAGAATACGACCTGACTTCCGATCGGCCGCTCCGATGCCATCGCCCACTCTGTCCCACGCTGTCCCCGCAGCCGCGACGACAGTCCCCAGACACCTTTTGAGATCAGACGTGCCGTCCGGAACTGAAACACTTCCCAGCCCCAAGGTGACCCATCGTTGATGGCTGCGGCATTCACGCCCGCCAGCAGTGCTTCCACCGAGACCGACTCCAGTTCTCCGGCAGCCAGCCGTACTATTAGCTCCGGTCCCTCGTCGAACAAACCTGGCATGGCGGGAGATAGGATCGTTTCGGTCACTCCGACCTGCGCCGGAGCGCCAATCAAAATGTTCAGGCCATAATTACTGTCCTCGACCGAGGAATAGACCGCGACTGATCCCGGCCAAGGCGATGCCGAAACCGCAGCATATGGGGCATGCGCCACCTCCTCACCTGTTAACAACGGCAGGTCCAGATAGGTCACGTCGACCGGCAGCGGCGCAAGGGGACGAATCCGTCCCGATCCGTCTTCGACTGCATCGCTTGGCTCGAACAGCCCCAATTCAGTGCGCACGGCCTGAACCTTTCGCGGACCGGCGTCTTCCAATCGATCGATCCGCCAAAGATCGGTGGTCCCATCCAGCCGGATAACGTCCCCGGCCTTTTCATGACGACGCGACGGAGGCAGCTCGAACTCAATCGTATCGCGCACGACGGTGGTTTCCGTCAGATATCGCTCTGCAAGTCCGTGTGCCTCGCCTTTTGTCAAGGCGACGGGAAGCTCCTGTTCCGAAACCGGAACAACAGTGATCCCCGGCACTACCGCGTCGGCTACCCGGACCTCGAAATCGCCCTCAGCGTCTAAATGATGGACGATAACCCGCTTTGGTGTTTCTGCTTCGGCGGCGCGTTGCCATCCGATCACTGGCCCGTCTTGCCGAACAAGGAATTCCGGATCAATAGCATGTTCTTCCGCCAAAGCGCGCATCGAGAAAACAAGCTTGCCCTCCCGCTCACTTGCCTCGACGCCATAGGCCATCATCAATGGTTGAAGATCGGCCCGCGCCGCCTGCATGTTCGTCATCGCATAGCCGCGGACCACACCGTAAACGCCGGACACATCGACTTGCGTCAGGCCGCTCGCCTCGCAAATTTCGCGGATCACAGTCGCAAGCGGCTGGTTCCCGCTTCGTCCCGATATCCAGTGCCCACGCTGATGATTCACGCCGTCGGACCAGACCTCCTCCAACTCGGGGAAATACGGCCAGGGCCGCGCGTCCCAAGCCCAGGCAAAGCTGTGCCCAAGGTCGAGCATTGGCCCCGAATACCGGTCAGATGCAACATTCGCCTCGGGACCCTGCCAATAGGACAGCAGCGCCCGCAGATATTGCATCTGCATCGCATCGTCCCGACGACCGTTGGAATATCGTGGCAGACGCGATTCGGACGACTTCACATCGACAAAACTGTTAGGCTCGTTTGCCCCTTTATCGATCGCGGCGCAGCCATATTCCGTGAACCGGATCGGCTTCAGGCGCGGCTCCCAAAGAGTCGGCAGGTCGGTCCGTACGCCATCAATCCGATCATGGTGGGCATTGCCCCACCAGTTTCGGATATCTTTGTAACGCCAGACCCAGGGTTCGTCGTATGCTCCATCCGTAATCGGCTCGCGGCGCTGTGCATTGCGTGCCTCGGAGGTTTCATAAAACCAATCGAAACCCTCACCACCTTCGATCTGACTGTGCAGATAATCAATGTTCAGGCAGGTTTTCGCCGCGACATCTGCATGGTCTTTACCCTCGCGCCAATCGGCCATTGGCATGTAATTGTCGATCCCGATAAAGTCGATGTTGTCGTCGGACCAAAGCGGGTCCAGATGATAATGCAGGCTGTCCGCATCTGCAGGCTGATACCCGAAGTATTCCGTCCAATCAGCAGCATAGCTGATTTTAGCATCAGGCAGAATTCTGCGGACCTCCGCCGCCAATGCAATCAGTTCCGTCACGGCTGGGAACGTATCGCCCGCCCCTCTGATCTGCGTCAGGCCGCGCATTTCGGAGCCAATGCAGAATGCTTCGACGCCACCCGCTTCCGCGCAGAGTCTCGCATAGTGCAAGATGAAGCGGCGATAAGACCAGTCGCCATCCGGCCCCTGCATAATCACCTGTTGGCCGGCTGCGGAATTGCCGACATTGCGCAAGGAAAAATCACCGCTAACCGTTGTGCCAAAAAACGACGCCACTTCGGATTCGGCAGCTTCCGTCCTGTCGGTCGACCCGTATAGGCTAGGTCCAACATCCGTTGTAATTCGTCCGCGCCACGGCAACGCCGGCTGCTCGCCCTGCCCCCAAGGATTGGGCAACCCGTTGCCTGCCAATTGCTGCATCAGGATGAAGGGGTAAAACGTGACGTCCAGACCCCGCGCGTTCAGGTCGCGTATCGCCTCGATCACCGAACTATCGCAAGGTGTGCCTCCGTAAACCGACCGCCCGTCAAGTTTTGGAACGATGTCTGCCGCTGTTCGGTCAACGCCTGAGACATTCCATCTCATTGGCTTGCCGTCCGAACTGGCCTGTTCGACTTTCGGACGAATGGTACAACTCCCACATCGCAAGTCGTCCCCGAACCACGACACGATCAGAGAGACCGACTTCAAGTTCGGAAATTCTTCAGTCAGATCATCCATCGAGACGGTGAAATCCGGAATGCCCTGCTCGGTGTTCACGTTCGCGGAATCTTTCTGCCCGCGCCCCAGATCGTAATGAACCGCAGTCGTGGCAAGAGTGTATTCCCCGGTGCCCGGAATGATAGCTACCCCCTCGATCAAGTCCATGGGGGCCGGGATTTCGCCGGGCGCACGCGCTGTGCGCACGACCTCGAATGACAGTTGCGGCATACGGTTGCCGAACGGCGTCAAATCCAGACCCTCGACCACGACATAGGCAATGCCGCGATACGCTGGGGCATTGCCCGCGCCTTCCACAGCCTCGATCAATGCATCAGGCATCTGGTCTTCTGTGCCGCGATAGATCCGCATCTGGATTGACGATTTCGAGATTTCGCTACCATCCGCCCAGACGCGACCCACACGAGTGATCTCGCCCTCGCTCAGAGCCAGCGCGAACGATATGGAATAGCTGTATTGCGTCTGTGTCGGCGCTTTGGGCGCGCCCTTGCCGCCCCCTCCTCCGCCTGTCGTTTGCCGGTTTTCCATGAACCGCGTCGCCCAGATCACCTGACCTGAGACGCGAACGCGCCCCACCACCCGTGGAATTACCGCGCCTTCCGACGCCCCCGTCAGACGCAGTCGATCCAGCCGACCGTATTCCACCGCATCTGCACCACCGCCCAGGATCGATTGGTCGATGGTCCGACCCAAAGTCGCGCCGACTGCACGTCCGATCACGGCACCGCTCAAACCGATGAACGATCCGCCCAGACTTCCCCCGACGGCCGCACCGACCGCACCAAGTATCAGTGTTGCCATTTTTCAGGTCTCCTTGATCGGCGCAGTCGGAAAATCGAAACGTGCGGATACGCGCCGCAGCCACGCCGCGGACAGATGGCTTTCGACGACACCGTGTCCGCTATAGGCATGGATAAACGTAGGGCTGCTCCCGCCGACCCCGACAACACCCAGATGTTTCGCCACGGATCCGTCGCGCATCCGAAACAACAACATCTCGCCCGAATGGACATCGCGACCGCGTAACACGCGTATGAAATGCCTGTCTGCGGCAGCCGTCAGGACTTCGTCGCCTTGTGGCTCCGACCAGTCGCGTGAATATTCGGGAACGGCTTCCGGCTCGTGGTCATACAACTCGCGCCAGACACCGCGGATCAACCCAAGGCAGTCCGTCCCGCCACCCTGCACCGAAGCCTGATGCACATAGGGCGTCCCGATCCAGCGCCGTGCGATATCCGCGACGCGGTTCACAGCCGACCTCCATCGTTCCGACCCGCCTTCACAGGATAGCTCATTAACCAGTCTTCGCCCGGAATGCCTGGAAATCCCCGAAAGTTCAGAAGGTTGTCAAACTTCAAACGGCAGGTTTCCATCCGCTTGTCGCATCCTGCCTCCAACCTCACCCGGTCTCCGACGACAAGATTCCGACGCAGCGATGTCCAAAGATCGATTTGCCGAGCATCTCCGTCGATACGGTCCACCTTGATACGCTCGGACGCCCCCTTCGCTTTACCCGAAAGCACGATTAGACGCCCGCGCTCGAACCACTTCGGTGCATACTCCCGCAGAACGGGAAACCGCAGCTTCTGATCCGCATCCACGGCAAGAACTTCACTCTCGCCGGCAAACAACGGTCCCAGATCCTTGCGGCATCGACTGTCGCCCAGCACCGCATCGCACCGCGCTTGATAAACCCGCCCTCGCGTCGTGTTCAAAGCTTCCGCCAGTCCGCGCAACTCGGCGGAAAACGTGCCTTCCCCCCAGGAAATCTCGCCCAGGGAGCCACGGAACTGAATCTCATGCACTGTCGGATCGGTCCAGTTGACAAGGTAGGCCGTGATCTCGGCCGCGTCCCAAAGTCCGGCACGCAGATCCTCGGCACGGATTGAATCGTGACTTAACGCGCCCTGTGCCTCGGCGTTGTCGACGGCCAGACCGGACGTGGCCTGTAATGCACCTGCCGTCATGCCAGACGCCGCAAGACACTCGACACCTTCCAAGACCAATGTTTGATCGTGATCGGTGAAACCCAGCACGACGTCATCGGCACGACGGACAATCCAGACGCGACAGACAGTCGCTGTGCCCCCGGCCAGATGTTTCGAAAGCGCGCTCATACCCGCAACTCCACCACTGGCACGTCCGGCACTTCGCCCGCGTGGAAACTGGCGACTGATGTCATGATGGCGTCGGCATCGAACCGCACCGGGACGTCGAACTCAAAGCCGGCAGTTACTTCAACGCCGACATCGGGTGGCTCAGCGAAGGTGATCAAACCTGTTGCCGCATCGACAGTAAAGTGCCGGAACTCATCCAGTTCGTCATCCTGTATCCCGGCGCGGATGGTCCCGGTTATCGGCTTGCTGATCGGACGAACATAAGTCTGCTCACCGGACCGGTATGTCTTCGACAGCTGAAACACCGTGGTCGCGCCGTCCCCCGTCCCGATCCGCTGATCAATGTAGCTCACCCGATCCGCCGACAGGCTGGTCTTGAAGTCTGCCCAATCCTTCCAGCGAAAGCCGTGCAACCGTCCGCGCCGCGCCTCGAAGAACGCTATCAACTCGCTTACATCGTCCAGAGATCGCATGCCCACCCCGGCATCATACCGACGACGCGAATGCGCCCAGGGCGTATTGCGCTCCTCGAAGCCGTTGGCCAACGTCACGACTTCGGTCAACCGCTCCGGTCCACCGACCGATCCAAAGGACAACCTCGACGGGAAGCGTATTTCGTGGAATGACATATCGAATACCTCAGCGGTTGCGGGTGCCGCGCGAAAGGGCACGGGACATTTCAGCGGCGATCTGACTGCGCGACCGACGGAAACTCTTAGCGTCGGGGGTGGAGATATTCATCTGCACCGTCACAGCACCGCTCGACCCGCCATTCGTTTGCACGCCCAACCGCCCATCCGGACCGCGTGCCAACGGCATGATCGCCTCGGGTCCGGCCTCCCCCATCAATCCGGTGCCGCCGCGCATTGGAAACTGGGTCGCCGCGCTGATCACGCCACCCTTGGCGAACGGCATCACGCGGCCCTGGGCAAAGCTCGCTCCGTTCGCAAACGGCAGAACCGCATTCAATCCGCCTGCCAGCAGGCCTCCAAAGGCTTGGCTGACGGGTTTGACAGCCGTGTTGTAGGTTGCGTTGATCATCGATTGCGCCAGTCCGGTCAGCGCATCAGAAAGCTTCGCGCCATCGAAAATCACGCCGTCGAACGCCCGTTTCAGTGACCCGCCAAAGGTGCGTGACAAACCCTGCACCTCCCGTTGGGTATGCAACATCTGCCCCTCCAACGTTCCCAGTTCCGCCGTAAACTGCGCAACAACCACCTCCGACCCGCCCAACCGCGCTTCAAGCGCGTCGAGCGAGGCGTCGATACCCGCCTCGTCCAGATCCCTGTCATACATTCCGTGTCTCCACCTTGTCGGGGAACCGGGCGGCAAGGGCATCAAGCCCCGCCCGGTCCATTGGCAATCGCCCGTCGCCATGCCCCAGAAGGAACGCCAGTTCCGCAGGGGTCAGCGCCCAGAATTCCGCCGGTTTCAGACCAAGACCGCGCAATCCCGCGGCCATCAACGCGGGCCAGTCGAAGGCTTCATCCTCTGCCCTGCTCATCGCTCCGGCAGGGCGAACGCCCGTCCCAGTAACAGCGCGGCAACCCGGGTGGCCTCGACCGGCCCGCCCTCAATTTCAGCAGATAAAAGTCGGCCGGCGTTCCCTTGCCAACCGCCCCCCCGCAACCCTGCCAGCAACAACCGGGCGACATCGCGCGCCCGAAACCCGCCGTTCTCGAACCGACGCACCAGACCGACCAGACTGTCCGCCTGCATCTCGGCCTCTAACTCGGCCAGGGCACCCAGCGTCAGTTTCAGCAGGTGACGCTCGCCATCCAAGACCAGCGCCACCTCGCCCGCATAGGGGTTTCCGTCGCCCATCAAAGCGGCGTGAACGTCAGTTCCCCGGCCGAGGCGAGCGCGATTTCATAGGTCGCCTCGCCATCGTGCGTACCGCCGTATTCCAGCGACGTGATCTGAAATGCACCCTGCACGATGCCGAAGTCGGGAATAATCACCTGAAATGCGGGGACTTCGCCGTCGAAGAACAACTGCCGCGCACGCGCATCTGTATCCTCGTCGCGGAAGATGCCCGATCCGCTGACCTGCGCCGATTTCACACCGCCGCCAGACAGCAATTCGCGCCAGCCCCCGGCGCTTTCCGTCGACGTCACATCGATGCTGCCCGCGTTGAATGTCAGCCGCGTTGCGCGCAGCCCGGCCAGCGTCACGAAAACGCCGGTGCCATCCTGATCAACCTTCAGCAGAAGGTCCTTACCTGCCTGAACACTCATGTATCACACTCCTGAAATTGCGACCTGGACGGTCTGATCATCGGTCCGGGCGCGGAACCAGAGGTCGATCCTGCGGATGCCCTCGCCCTCGTCTCGCCGGGCATCCGCCCGCAAGAACCGCATTGAAACCAGCCGCCCCCGCGCCAGCGGCAACTCGTCCCCCACCAATGCGTCCGAAACCGCCGCAGCCACCATTTTGGCGGCAATGTACCCCTCGCGCCGCGTCACCACACTGACGCGCATTCGGTGAATGGCCCCCTGTCCCGACGCGTCGGAAATGCCCACGGCCCGCTCGTGCCCCAGCGCTACGAAAAGGTCCGGGGCGGATTCGGGTGTCGAATCGAACACTGCGCCGCCCAGCAATGCATCCACCGCCGGATCGGCGATCAGGCGGCCATAAACGGCGGTCTGAAGGCTTTCGCCCATGGTGTAACTCATGGTGTCGTCCTTTCCCCGGGGACGTCGCTGGCCAGGATCACCAGCACATGCTTCAGGTCCTCATGCGTCGCCTCGACTTCGTAGACGCGGCTTCCATCGCGCAGTCGGTCACCCGCAATCGGTCGCGTCGGGTGACCGTCGGGTAATGCGTGCGTCTTGATCCGCACCTGCAAGCGCGGTGTGCGCCCGAATTCGCTGTGTTTCAGACCGCCTGACCGCATCCGGACGTCCGCCCAGATTGCACCGCGTTCTTCCCAGCCCCGGACCTGACCGCCGCCGCCATCGGGCGTGCGGACCGGCACCTCCAGCGTCAGCCGCCGGGTGTATACCTGCCCCATCAGCCCATGCCTCCAAGGCGCAGACCCCGGAATGGCGCCAGCAG